TACCCAATCACGAACAAATACTACCATGGAACTACGACCATACCAACAAGAACTTGCATCCGCGCTTGCGCAAACGCTGAAAAATCATGGGCTTGCATATCTTGCCGCTGAAATGCGAGTCGGCAAGACGCTCATCAGCTTAGAGGCTGCCCGGCTGGGTACCCTGCAAAATGTCAAGGGTACCCAGGGTACCCCGAGCACCAAAGGTACTAAGCCGAAGGTGGTATTCATAACCAAACTGAAGGCCATCGCCTCGGTAGAATCGGATTATGAACTATTCGGAATTTCCGAACAGTTCGATTTGCTGGTCTTCAACTACGAAAAAGTGCCGAAGTACCTATCCGAGATCAAAGCAGCCGACCTTGTGATCTTAGACGAGGCGCACGGGCTTGGGCAATTCCCCAAACCGGCAATGAAGACAAGGCAACTAAAAGAATGCCTGCATGGCAAGCCCATCATCTACCTATCGGGCACGCCAAGCCCCGAATCGTACTCGCAGTTGTACCATCAGATGTGGGTATCCTCGCATTCACCGTGGTCGAAGTACGCGAACTTCTACGCATGGGCTAAAGATTACGTGACCGTAAAGGAAAAACGATTTTCAGGCGTGGTAGTCAAAGACTACTCGCAGGCCAATAAAGAGCGAATTTTTGCGGAAACCGAGCATCTATTCCATTCATTTACCCAATCCGATGCCGGCTTTGAGGTTTCGAGTGTAACGGAAGCCCGCGTACCTGTGGTCATGGGCGCCGAAGTGGCTCGAATGACCCGCGAACTAAAGCTGGCCCGCATCACATCGTTTCAAGGAATTGAGATTGCTTGTGATACGGCGTCGGCTTTCCGATCATGTGTTCATCAGATATCATCAGGCACATGTATAGCAGATTGTATACACGACGGCGGCGACGTGTATAGAAAAGGGCTAATTTTAGACACGTCCAAGGCAAAGTACATACGGGACAACTACGAAGGGCAAAAGATCGCGGTGTTTTACCAGTTCGTGGCCGAACGTGATATGCTCGAGCTTGTGCTTGACAACACCACCTCAGACCCAAAAGTATTTGCAAACGATCCTAACTCTGTGTATATTAGCCAAATACAATCCGGATCACAAGGTGTTGACCTGTCGGTCGCTGACGTGCTGATCTTCTTGAACATAAACTTTTCAGCGATGCACTACCTCCAATCGCGTGCACGGCTGCAAAAGATGAACCGAATCAAGCCTGCCGTGGTGCATTACTTGTGCGCCGTCGGTGGCATCGAGGAACGAATCCTCGACATGGTTCAGAACAAGGAAGACTACACACTCAGCCACTTTATGAGAGATTACCGGGAATGAAAGCATCCGAGCGCGAGGCACTGCTTAAGAAAGCGCAGCCACTTGAGAGAGACATTCAAGCCAAGATATTGCAATACCTTCGCGCCAAAGACATCTTTCATTACAAGGCGATTGTATCCTCAAAGCTCGGTATCCCTGACATCATCTGTTGCATCGATGGGCGATTTGTGACGCTCGAGGTTAAACGCTCCGAGCGTCATAAGCCCACACCAATGCAGATCAGAGTAAATCAAGAGATCAAACACGCAGGCGGCGACTCGTATATCGTTTGGTCGCTGGACATGGTCAAAGAGATCATTGAATCATACATTCAGTAAGTTCAAATAATGCGGATGAAAAGTGGGATCTGAAAAAGGACATGCCAACCTTAAACCCTTCGCCAAAGGCTACGACCCGAGGCGCGAAGGCAATGGACGCAAGCCGTATGTTGATATCCGTGAACGCCTTGAAAAGGTTATCACAACTGAAGACATCGTTGCGATGCTGCATGAGATCGCAAAGAAGGGCGATATCCGAGCGCTGCAAGAGATCTTCAAGATATGCGGAACGTACGCACCAATCGAGACCAAGAGTGAGATCGAGGAAGTAATCACGTTAGAGTTTACCAATGCGAATCCGGATAGCACTACATGATGCGCAGCGAGATGTTATCGGACGCCGAAAGCGATTCAACGTACTGCGTTGCGGGCGAAGGTGGGGGAAGTCACGCCTCATGTTCGCGCTCGCGGCGGAAGCTATCTATTCAGGAAACCCCGTATCGTACTATGCGCCGACGTATACGGATTTTGAAAAACGCTGGCAAGAGGCCAAGCAGTTCTTTGAGCCGGTTATTGAGTCGGCCAATGAGGATAAGTTTCAAATGCGGTTCAAAGGCTCAGCCGCTCCATGGGATTGGTACGGACTGCACAGGTACGACGGCGCACGTGGCAATAGATACGCTTTGGCGCTGATCGATGAAGCTGCCCACTCTCGCAATCTTGAGCGCGCATGGATCGACGTTATTCGTCCGACGCTCGCAGACTTCAAAGGCTCGGCATGGTTCGCGTCTACTCCATTTTCGGGTTCGTACTTCAACGATACGCTGTGCAAGTACGATGATGACCGCTGGGGGCAATTCCACTACCCAACCTCGACGAACCCCTACATCGATGCGGGTGAAATCGAGATGATGCGCAAGGACATGCCGAGCATCATATTTCAGCAGGAGATCATGGCGGACCTTGTGACCACCACAGGCGCGCGCCTTAAACGTGAGTGGATAAAGTACGGCGAAGCACCTGAGGGCGCGTCAATTGCGTTCGGGGTCGATCTTGCCATCTCCAAAAAGACGGACGCGGATTTCTCCGCTATCGTGGTTTCGGCAAAGCACAACGATTCGCTGTTCGTTGTGGACGTGGTCCGCGTAAAGGACTCATTCAACGCCACCTTAGAAACCATTAAGAACCTCGCAGCTCGCTACAACCCGCACATCATCACCATCGAGGCTGTGCAATATCAGGCGGCAATGATTCAAGAGCTGATAAGAACTACGACCCTGCCAATCAAGAGCGCGCATCCGACGAAAGACAAGGTCACGCGCTTCATACCGGTGGAAGGGAAGTATGAACATGGATACGTGTTCCATTCAAAACACCTCATCCGGGAATTCGAGGATGAGCTACTTACATTTCCAAATGGCGCGCACGACGATATGTGTGACGCGCTCGCTTATTCATTTGCCGGTCACGCGCAAAACTTTTTCGCCTTCCAAATATGAAACTCTTTGGGCTTGAAATCTCAAGAGCCAAACAGCTACCACTACCGCAGCCACGTTCGGCGTATCAAATCGGTGGTGGGGCTACGTTTGAACTGAACCAATCATTTGCCGAGCTTGTTAAGCAGGGCATGTACCAAAACGCCGCAGTGCAGGGCTGTATCTCGGCCTACACGATGACGATATCCGAGCCACCGCTGTACGTGATGCAGAACGGCGTGGAGCAAGAAGAGCATCCGCTGACCAAACTATTGCAGAAACCAAACAAGGCAATGTCAGGCGCGCAGCTTTTATCGTTCATTGCATCGTATGTATCCATAGGCGGAAACTGTTATGTGATCAAAGTGCGCGGCGCGCAAGGCAACGTGGTCGGACTCTATCCATACCATGATGGGCAGATCAGCCCGATACCGAGCCAGTACGAATGGATCGACCACTACGAGTACAAAGTGGACAATGTCACGAAGATCATACCTGCCGACGATGTGATCCATTTCCGCAGCCACATCATCGACCCGCTAAGGCCTCACAAGGGCATGAGTCCGATCTTGGCAGCGGCGCGCGGTGTGGACATTTACGGCGAAATGGAAAAGATCATCTACTCGACGCTGAAGAACGACGGTATGCCGCGTGGCCTATTATCCTTCCCACCAGAGGCGGCAATGAGTCCGCAGCAAATTGATCTAATCCGTGAGCAGTTCGGAGACAACTACGGCGGTGCTAAACGTGGCCGCACCGTTGTGATGTCAGGCGGCGCAACCTATGAGCGTCTATCGTTTAACCTCGAGGAATTGCAGGCGGACAACATCATCAGCCGCGCAGAGGTGGCAATCTGCCAAGCCTTCCGCGTGCATCCGCTTGTGGCGATGACGTATGCGGGACTTATGAACTCCACGTACTCCAACATGGAGGAAGCATTTAAGCAATTCACCACCTTGACGCGCGTACCGATTTGGAACGCATGGGAAGAAACATTTGAGCAAGGATTTGCAAAGGAATACCCCGACATCGAACTTGAGTTTGACATGTCGCACGTCGAAGCTTTGCAGCCAAGTATGGAATCTGTGCAGGCGTCGGCTATTCAGCAGTTCCAAGCGAACATCATCACCCAAAACGAAGCCCGCGTGCTCTTAGGGCAGGCGCCAATCATTGAGGGCGATGTGTTCACGTATCAGCTAAACCCGATGGCGCCGCTCGGAACGGAGCCACTAGCACCACAACCCGAAGGGACATACGAACCGCCTGAAGTGATCGACGAGGACGCTTTCCCGTCTTTCGAAGGTGAGGTGACGCACGACTACCTCGGTAAAGAATATTCGGAGCAATACGAAATGGTAGAATGGAAACGGCAGGATGACCGCAACGAGCTGTATGTGAAGCGCATTGCAAAGGACTTCGCCAAAGTAGCGGCCGAACTTGAGCGCACGGTGCTGACATCCGTGAAGACCCGTGGCGGCGCGTCGGTTAAGGCCGAACCATTCAATTTCTCCGTATGGGTAAAGAAGTTTGTAGAGGGCACAAAGCGCAGCCTTAACGCGCTGGTCACGAACGTAGTAGGCGACAGCTTAGAGCAGGCGGGCACAACGATAGAAGAGTTCGGCAATACGAACTTTGAGGCAACCCTTAAGGAAGCCACCAATCTATCTACGGCACAAATCACCGAATCGGTCGGCACGATCCGCGACGAACTGCGCAAGACGATTGAGGCGAATGCCAACCTGACGGCCGATGAACTATCGAGCGTGATCAAAAACCAATTCGATGTAATCAAGACCTCACGGGCTGATCTGATCGGACGCACCACCACCACTTCGGTATCGGGCAAGACTCAGCGCGAAACGTGGAAGAAACGCAACACGCAAATCCAAGACCCGAATAAGAAGATCGTGCCGGTGTGGACTTCGCGCAATGATGGCAAGGTAAGATCAGCGCATTCGGCAATTAACCGAACACCGCCGAATGCTGAGGGCTATTGGAATTTGAACGGTGCGCGTGTTTCCCATCCCGGCGACCCGAACGCCAAAGCCAAAGATTCATGCAATTGCAGGTGTGTACTTGTACCAACACGAGCGGGGCGAATATGATGCAACCTAATGAAAATAAATCGCTTAACTGGGAAGAGGAAGCAAAGCTCCGCTCGCAGGTGCACATGGCGGTGCGCTTGTGTGCGAGTACTGATAACCTAATCGAGGCGCTGCGTGTCCTAAAGTCTGAGCATGTGGAAAAAAAACTGGCACAACGAAAAAAAGTAGTTGCGCAGAATAAGGCCACTACATAAATTACGTCAGTAGTAGGAAAGCGAGTAACCTCTGCACGCTGTTCTATGCTGCTGATCCATCATTGCGAAAAGGCGCAATCACCTAACTTATTGGGCGGTTGCGCCTTTTTCGTATGGAATACAAGCATGGGCTTAAAGCCCACATCAAATCCGCCTCCGAAGGTATTATTGAGGCGGTCGTCTCTGTTTTCGACAACGTCGATTCCTACAACGAGCGAGTTATTCAAGGGGCTTTTACCAAAAGTCTTGAAACCAAGATGCCTAAGGGAGTATGGATGCACAACTGGGAATTACCCGTTGCCAAGACTCTCGAGGCCGTGGAGCTCAAGAGTGGAGACCCTCGCCTGCCTGAGTCCATCAAAGGCTACGGCGGTCTTTTTATCAGGGGAAAGTTCAATCTCAATACTCAGCGCGGCAAGGAAGCATTCAGCGATATTGCCGAGGGAATTATTGATGAATTTTCCATCGGCTATACCGTCAATACAGACCAAATGGCGGAAGACGGTGTCCGCGAACTCACAGATGTAAACCTAATGGAGTGGTCTCCGGTGCTGGTCGGTGCGAACCCGGCAACGGCGATACTATCGATGAAATCTCAAATGTCCTTCGACTCCGATGCGGATGCTCTGGTCACAGACATCAAGCGGTTTTTGGATAGAACGAAGGTACGCAGTGAGATGCGAGTCAAGGAAGGGCGCAAACTTAGCGCCGCGAACGTAACCCGTGTGAATGCATTTATTGAAACGGTCAAGGCAGGACTTGCCGATCTCGAGGATATGCTTGCATCCGCACAACCCACAGAAAAGCAGCTCGAATTACGGGCGCGCCAACTGAAACTGAAATATGAACTAATCAAACAAAGACTATGACAATGGAAGAAATCATTGCAATGCTTGGCGAACTCGCTGCGCAGTTGCAAGTCATTTTGGACGCTGAAGCACCTACACAAGCTCAGCTCGATCAGGCAGATGAACTGGTAAAGCAAATCGAAAAGCTCGAAGGCGATAAGAAGGCCATCGAAAAGCGTATCGAAATCAAGGCGGCAAACGAAGCACGCCTTGCATCGCTGAAGACACCTGTACCTGTTATCCCTTCACCTACCAAAACCGAAACCGTGAACACAGTACACGCAACACCGGCACGTAAGAGCCGCATTTTTGAAAATAACGAAGCCGCTTACAAGGCTGGCCGCTTCTTCCAAGCCGCACTTGGCAACTCAGGGGAAGCAAAGCAATGGTGTGAATCAAACGGCGTGGACTTCAAAGCCCTCAGCTCCAACGTCGAAGGCGGCGCTGGCTTGTTTGTTATCCCCGAAGTTGAGACCGCGATTGTTCGCTTGGTTGAAGAGTACGGAATCATCCGTAACTATGCAGACGTGACATCCACAACATCCGATCGCAAGATCAAGTGGAAGCGCGCATCGGGCAACACCGCGTATTTCTTGTCCGAGACAGGCACACCGACATCGACCGACGCTCAATGGCAGACGATCACGCTCACACCGAAGATCTTGGGCGCGCTGACAAAGTACTCCCTGATCTTGGACGCTGATGCATCTGTAAATCTTGCTGACGAAATCACACGCGAACTTGCGCATGCAATGGCAGTAAAGGAAGATCAGTGCGCATTCGTTGGAGACGGTACATCGCAGTACGGCGGAATCATCGGCCTCACCTATGCATTCCAAAAGACATTGCAAGATGGCGGCGGAACATGGACAAACGACACACACAAGGGCTACTTGGGTTCGGGCGTTGTTGCAGCTGGTAATGCATTCAGCGAAGTGACCATGCAGAACTTCGTCGACGTGAAGAACAAGATCGCTCGCTATCCCGGTATCAACCCCTCATGGTTCATCCATGACGCGGCTGCTGCTGCAACAATGGAGCGCCTCATGTACGCTCTTGGCGGCAACGCTGCTGTTGACGCTACAAACGGCGTACCTCAGCGCTTCCTCGGATATCCTGTTGTGTACGTGAACGCAATGCCTAGCACCGAAGCAAACAGCCAAGTATTCGCGCTGTTCGGTGATCTCTCACAAGCATCACTCTTCTGCGATCGTCAGGGCGTGGAGATTGCGACCAACACGCAATCGGAAACGAACTTCCTTACACGCAGCGCGCAAGTGCTCGGTACGGAGCGCTTCGATTTCATCGTGCACGATAACGGTAACTATAACGCTACGGCGGCAAACCGCACACGCGGCGCAGTTGCGGCTCTCATTTCAACAAACGCATAATCTAAGGAGACCTAAATAATGGCAAACGCACTGCAATCAGTTAAGTACGTAAACGTAACACCGCCTGCGGCAATCATTGACAACGCAAGCGCTACCACCAACTCAGTAAACACCGAAGGTTTCGAGTACGCTACCTTCCTTGTTGAGCTTGGCGCTACCGACATCGCACTCACCGCGCTGAAGGTACAAGAGTCCGACACCGACGGCTCATACGCCGACATTGTGGGCGCTCGCTTTGGCACCGATGCTGATGTTAACGGCACAACAACCACCCTGCCATCCGGCACCGACGACAACAAAGTCTATGCAATATTCATCGACCTCAAAGGTCGCAAGAAGTACCTCGACTTGGTTGTCACATTCGGCGACGGCACAGCGGGCGGATTCGTTGCAGCTCAATGCATCCTCTCCGGAGCAAGCATTCAGCCTCACACCGCGGCAGGTCTTGGTCTTGGCCAGTACTTGGTAGTGTAATTTTTCACGGGGGCGGCCAGTCCGCCCCTTAATTTTTTAGGAAAACCATGGCATCCTTCGTAAAATTTAATCCGTTCGTCGAAGCTTTGGCAGAGAAGGTGCATAACCTTGGAAGCGATCAGCTTACCATCGCGCTGACGAACTCCGCGCCGAGCGCGTCAAACTCCGTGCTTACCGACATCACGCAAATCAGCTATACAAACTGTTCATCACGCAACATCACGACGGTATCATCTACGCAAACATCAGGCACGTACTCGCTTGTAACCAGTGACCTCACGCTCACGGCATCAGGTGGCACGGTTGGCCCGTTCCGCTATGTTGTAATGTACAATGACACAAGCGCATCTGATAACCTGATCGGATACTACGATTACGGTTCATCGATCACATTGAACGACACCGAAACCTTTACCGTTGACTTTGGCGCTACCACATTGACACTTGCGTAATGATTGACTACACTGCCCAGATCATAGGCGATCAGGTTGTATTCACGCTAAACCAATTCGACAGCCCGCCGTTCGAGTACTACACTTCGAGCGACGGGTTTTTGTCGATCATGTGCGTCGGCGGAAAGTCTGACGGATGGCTCGGATACGGCGGACTTCAGATTTATCTTTGCACCGATTGTGTACCTACCACACTAACCACGCCACACTACGAACATGAGCAAGACCTCATCGACGTAATGGAGCGCATCCACAAAAACTTCGAGGAGCTGAAGAGTGGCAACGTTCTATCTTGATTTTGAAAACGGCAACGATTCCAATAGTGGGACTACGTTTGCCAATCGCTGGAAAACTATAACAAGCGGAGCGACCGCTGCACGTACTGCACCAGGCGATGTTATCCGCATTATGAAAAGCCCCGACCCTGTGAGTTTGGGGGTGAATGGTACTTTTACAAACAAAAGCCCGACGATTACACTCGCGAGCGCGGTGACTGCGAACATAGATACGTGTGAGACCGCATGGACTGCGTCGGCGAACGTGACGGCTTCTCTTCTTACTACAAGAAAAGAAGGGTCAAATGCTGCACAGCTTGCTATTGCCGCAGGGTTTACTACAGGTCTTGTAGCATACCGAGCTACAGGCACGCTTGATTTATCAGCCTACAACAACATTTCTTTTTGGATGCGGACGTCAATTGCGACCGTAGCCAATACCTTTCGCATTGACCTTTGCAGTGATACGGCAGGCGCAACGCCTGTGCATTCGTTTACTATTGATACGGCATTTGGCGCAAACATTTGGAAGCCGATTACCTTCAAAAACGGATCGGCGCTTTCGAGTTCCATTCAGTCGGTAGCATTGACCGCCTTGCTTGATCCCGGCACAAGCAACGTGCTGATCGATAACATTTTTGCCTGCAACGACCTACATGTAAACGCTCTGATTGGCACGTCTTCATCGGCAACCAACATGATATGGTATCCGATTCGTTCAATAAACGGAA